ACGTACTTAAAATTATTGTAAGGGGCAATAACTGATGAAGGCACTTACTGCTCTTAAGACACCAAAAGATAAGCCAATAGCAGATCCAGAGATTCCTAAGACTAACGATCAAATCTGTGAAGAACTCTGTGAAAAAATAGATCTTTCATTCACAAATAGGAATGAAAAGATTGTAAAGAAAGTTGTTGGATTCCACCCAAGTTATACGAATCAATGTGCAAGATATTGGTTCTACCTTTTCAAGGGGGTCGAAATGTCCCCCTCTTTTAGTCCTCAGACCTACAGAATCTTTGATAACGGCCATGCTGTGCATGAGAGGTTATACGGATACTTTAGAGAGATGGGCATTCTGTTAGAGGAAGAAATTCCTGTTAAGTGGGATAGCCCTCCGATCACAGGAACTGCTGATGGTGTCATTGATTTTTATGGCCCTAAATTAATTGAGCTGAAATCAATTTCATCAGAAGGTTTTGAGTATCGTAAAATATATAACAAGCCAAAAGATGATCACTTTAGGCAAGCTCAGATATACATGAAGTGTCTTGATTTACAACAAGCATTTGTTATATATGAAAATAAAAATAATCAAACAATTCTTCCTATTCTTATAGATAGAGATGATGAGTTTATTAATAAACTATTTAAAAAATATGAGAAGTTTTATAAAAACTTCGTAGAGGATACAATTCCTGAGCAGCCTTACAAGATTACATCTAAGAATTGCTCATCATGTGATTTATATTCTCTTTGCTGGAACGACACGAATGGAGCAAAGAAAGAAGAATTCGTCCCATTTTGATAGCAAAAAATGCGCAAATGACGAATGCTCAAAAATTTTTGAGCCTAAAACTTATAATGGTGTGTATTGCTCTGCTGAATGCAGAAAAATTTTTACTAATAAGAAATTATTAGATAAATATCACACTAATAAAAAAAACAAATTTAAAAAAAGAGTTTGTGCAACAAATAATTGCACAACTATTCTTTCTATCTACAACAAAGAAAAAATATGTGAAAAATGTAAAATAGAAAGATACATAGCTCGTTTGGCATCTTGGGGCTGGGATGAAAAAAAGCTGAGAGAAGAATTCTAATGTCTATCTCTTCTCTTATCTCGCAGATAAAAGACACAAGAATAATTGCTGTCGATCCTGCTTCTCATTCCCTAGCATGGTGTATTTTAGATATATCTAAAAAAAGCATAAAGATTGTTGACTATGGAAAAATTCATTTTACGAATGCTCCAGAAATGTCAAATAAATTTGATATTATCAAAAAAGAGATGCCTGAAATTTGTAATAAATATAGCCCAAACCATGCTGTGATTGAACAATCTGTTTATATTCAAAACTTTCAAGCTAGCAGGATATTGTCTTATATAATAGGATTTACTTGGGGTGAGTTAGATGATTTCTGTGAGACAGTGCAGGACGTTAATCCTCTGAAATGGAAATCCGGCATAGGCTATAAAAATGTTACAAAGCCAGAGATAGAGAAAATCAAAAAAGAATTTGGTGAAAAAGGTATACAGAAGCGACTTGTGGATGAAAGAAAAAATAGAGTAAAGAAAATCTTAACTTTTTATTTTAAAGATCTTCAAGTAACTGATTTAGATTCAGACATTAGTGACGCAATAGGTATAGGTCTATGGTATGCTATTACTAATGGGTATGGAGCCTTACAAAGATAAACAATTTCTGTATGAGATGTACGTCAAACGACGTATGAATCTTACTGACATATGTAAGCACCTACAGCAGTCTTATGGCATCAGCGTGACACCGCAGGCTTTATATAACTGGGTCAAGAAATACGATCTTCTTAAATATAGAGGTAAAGGTCGTAACTTGAAGAACACTGCCATGAGAAAACCTAAATCACCAATGCAAGAAATGGTAGAAAGAAAAAGAAGAGAAATGCGAAAGATAAATCAATTAAAAAAGAAAGGTCGTAAGAAGTGAGAAGGTCTGTTTCACTTAAAGATATTTCAACGTTCGCTCAGCTTGATATGGTCTACAATCAAGTAAGAGTTATTGAGGCCAGACAGAATGAGACTCAGTATAAGTGTCTAGGCTCTGGAGAGTGTTGCAAGATTGGTTTGGTTTTACCAATGCTTGAGTGCGCTAATATTGCATTTAATTTACGTCAAGAGTATTATCTTCATCTAGAAAACAAAGGTCAGGAATATGCTGATCAATGGATGGAGTCTGTCGTAAATGATCTAAAAGAAGCATTGAAAGATGAAAGCTGGATACCCGGTGGGGATACTGAGCGTCATTGTGCTTTCTACAAAGGCGGTTGTACGATTTATAGGTTTAGACCATTGGTGTGTAGATCGTTTGGCACAATTAGTACCGTGAATGATTTCTGTCCACGAATTCGGAATGAAAATGGAAGCATTGATTACTATGGCGGGCCTCCTGTGCAAAGAGTTATTAAAGACTATCAAAATTTGATCAAGCAGTATGCAGAAGAAAATAGTGAGAATGATTTAACTGTATACATGCCTCTTGGTGTTCTTAGTTTTCTTTTGCCTGTTGAGGAACTAAAGCAATTGAAGGATACTACTGATCCTAAGTTTTGGAATGCAATTATGGGCTGGTTTAACTATCGTGTTCACTTCACAAAAGAACATGGGTATAGCTTGGATGAGTTAAAAGAAGAAGCAGCAAAAGCTGGTGTTGATTTAGCTTTTAAAACTGACTAATAATTTTTATAATAACCATTGATATCCAAATTTGATCTAAAAATTTGTGATATGATTCCATCACACCGAAAGGAAAAATGTGATTAACTTAACAAAAGTAGAAGAAGCCATGACTGTTTTTGCTAAGTCAGGCGATTTTATTATTTACAAGGTAGAAGATGAAAAAGACCATAACTTGGTATTGCCCGATTCAACTGAGGAATGATGGTTATGGCTATGCATTCTTGAATTTATTTTCAAGAGTGGATAGGAATGCATTTGAAGTCCTTAACTCCAAGGATGCAGCAGATTCCGGTGCGGGGCCTCAAGTTTCTGGTGTTCACATCTCTCTTGAAGATGGAATGATCCTTAGTGATGAGACATTTATATATCTTCCAGACTCAGCTTGGTCTACATCAGATATACTCATAAATAACTGTTTGCCTGATTTCTATAGGCAAATGGGTAAATATAAAATTGGCTTTACTTATTGGGAAACAGAATCAGTTCCCAGCGGTTGGGTCAATTATATGCTTGAAATGGATGAAATATGGACTACATCCGAATGGTGTGGTCGTGTATTTAGAGAATCTACAGGGCATAAAAATGTTCAAACTTTTAAGCTTGGTATAGATCCTATCTTCAATAAATATGAAGATACTCCATCTGGCCCATTTACATTTATGCATATGGGCAGTCCATCGACTAGAAAAAATACTCAGATGGCTGTCGATGCTTTCCTTAAGCTATTTGCGGGCGACAGCAATTATCATTTGATTATAAAATCAATTGGCGCTCCTGATGCAAGGCTCAAGAGTGAAGATGGTGAGATTCTAGGTTCAATATATAATCATCCTCAGATAACTGTTATTGATAGAATTGTAAATGAAAAATATTTGAGTAGACTCTATGAAAAAGCGCATTGTTTCATATACCCCACAAGCGGAGAGGGGTGGGGAATGATGCCATTTCAAAGTATTGCTAAGGGTATTCCAACAATCTGCACCAACTACTCTGCTTGTGAAGAATACGCACATCTATCAATACCATTAGATTACAAGCTTGGCGATACAGATCGTGTCGGTATATATGCTAATACACAGTGGGCTTTGCCAAACTTTGATGATCTATGTGATAAAATGTTATATGTAGTTTCTAATTATCATAAAGAGAAAAACAGAGCACTTGAAGGTTCTGATTATATCCATAACAATTTGAGTTGGGATAGTGTGGTAAAAGATTACAATAACAGATTATGTCAAATATAGAATCATTTAAAGAAAAATCTATTTTAGATCAATTGAAAGATATTGAAGATGCTGGCGTTCTTCATGTTAAGGGATACTCTTATCATGAGATCGCCAGTTTGCTTTCTATAAATACAAATAAAGCAAAAGAATATATTGAACAATACAAGATTATATTGCAGCGTCAAGCTGATGACGATCCTTATTTTCTTGAAAAGATACAGTTTAATACCATTAAGGCTTTGCAAGAGTTTGATCAAATTAGTAAAGAGGCTTGGGAAACAGTTTCTATTGCGACAGATCACGGAATGATTGCTGCCAGAATTCAAGCTCTTAAATTAGCATCGGATATTGCTTCTAAAAAGGCCCAGCTTCACAAGCTTATTGGTTCGTCTACATCTACAGATAATGACTATATTGCACGAATGCAAAAAGCAGAGAATGTTAATCAAATTCTTTCTAAAATATTAAGAGATGTTATAGCTAAACATCCATCTATTGCGGAAGAAGTTAGAAGAGAACTCGCTGTTGCATTTGAAATAATGAAAGATCCTGATGAAGATATTCAGGATGCAGAAGTTATTGAGTAGCTTTGACAGTCACTTTCGCATACGCCGATAAAGTTTTGATTTTTAAAGGAGAAATAGCATGTCTGATTTTTTAGGAATGAACCTTGAGTTTTCTGATTTCGATAGGCTTTTGAAACAAGACGAGCTTAGCACGGAACCAGTGCCAATTGAGGTTTTTGTTCAAGATAAAAAATATCTTGGCCTCCCCGCTCTTTCTGAAATTCAGCTTGAAATTGTTAGACATAGCACTCAAATATTCAAGAAACATACTCTCCAAAAGTTGATGGGAGAAGAAGCTGGAGAAGAATACTACAAGAACTACACCGATAATGAGGTCATATGCATGCTTGGGAAAGGCAGCGGCAAAGACCACTGTGCGAGAATATCTATCGCTTATACTTCTTATCTTCTTCATTGCTTGAGAGATCCTCTTGGGTATTATGGGAAAGCTACAGGTGTGTATATTGACCTACTTAACCTAGCGGTAAACGCTCAACAGGCTCAGCGAGTATTCTTTGAACCACTTAAGAACTTACTTCTGTCGTCACCATTCTTCAATGAGGTAGGATTTGAACCTAGGGTTTCAGAGATATTCTTCTTCTCAAGGCCAGTTAGATGCTTCTCAGGTCACTCCGAAAGTGAAGGATGGGAAGGTTATGAAGTTATGACTGTGATCCTAGACGAGATCTCTGCATTCAAAACAGACGCTGAATTAAAGGGGGAAACAAGATCCAAAGGGTCAGCCTCCGCAATCTATAACATGAGTAAGTTATCTGTCATGTCTAGATTCCCAGAAGTTGGAAAGGTTATTCTTCTTTCATTCCCAAGATATAAGGGTGACTTCATTCAGCAGAGATTTAACTCTGCTGTTGAGAAGAATGAGCCTAAGACTTGGTACAAGAAAGCATCAACTTGGGAAGTTAATCCCACAATCAAGCGTGAAGATCTAGAATCGGAGTTTATTAGAAATCCAATAGAAGCCAGAGCGAGATTCATGTGTGAACCGCCCAACATGGAAGACGCTTTCTTTAGAGATCCTGATCTTGTAAGAAAGGCTTTCAATCACCATGATGATCCAATAGACGAGGAAGATGGAAGCTTCAAGCCTTGGTTCAACGGTAGTGATGGCAAGGTTCGTTTCATACACGTTGACTTAGGTTTAAAACGAGACAGAGCAGCATTGGCACTAGTTCATAGTGCCGGTTTCAAAGAAATAATGACAAGTGTTGGAGTCGAAAGACTCCCTGTAGTAAACGTGGATCTTGTCTATTCTTGGGAGGCCGGAAATGGTGCAGAGATTAACTTCTCATCAGTAAGGCAAATGATCGTAGATCTATGTAGGAAGTTCGACGTAGGCTTAGTTACATTCGACCGCTGGCAATCGGTAGAGATGGTGCAATCTCTAAAAGCTCAGGGCATTAATGCAGATTTTCACTCAGTAAAAAAGAGTGCCTATGACACACTTATGACTTCAATTTATGACGGAAGACTTCGTGGATATTGGAACGAGATTCTTGTCGAAGAAGAGTTGCTGAAATTGAGGCTGTTTGGTAATAACAAAATAGATCACCCCGCATCTGGCTCAAAAGACTTGGCTGATGCAGTAGCTGGTGCTGTTTTTAATTGTGTTCAAAATATAGCTATAGATAATGAAATAGATATAGAAATTCTTGGGTTTGACAAAGAGTGGGAAATTCAGGAAGAATTGGAAGATTTTGGCACTGTGCGTGTTTATTCAAGCGATTTAGGTCAGTTTGTTGATGGGTACAGCAGCAAGGATATTGACACCGTAAAAAACGAAAAATGGCTGGATTCTTTGTAACAAATTTTGTGACCATCCTCGTCGTGATTGTGTCGATCCTTAAACTTTTTTTTGACGGAAAAAAGATTTTTAATTTTTTCCCGACATGGCCCGTTCGGATACGCTAGATTGTCGTTCATCAGATCAGGGAGCAGAAAGTCTCCCCTCAACAACAAGGAACAAAGATGATCAACCTCAACAAAGTAGACAACTTTCCTGAACTGACTCGTTCGGGTCGGGTTAGTGGTGAACTTCAACTCATCATTGATGCACTAGTTGATTCAGCCAACAATGGCTCTCGCTTTTGCCTAGATGGTGTGGAAAAGGGTAAGGCTTACAACTCTATCCAGCAGCGTATTCGTGCTCAGGCTAAGAAGCTTAACTTCAAAGTAATCATCCGCTTCGATGCTGATGCTGGCAAGCTTTACTTTAAGGCAAGCCGTGCAAATGGTCAGGAAAAGTTTGAAGTTCAGCCAATGATTGAAGATGCGCCCATGCAGGTAGAACAAGAAGTTGTAACTACTTCAGACGCTAAGATCAAGACTGCTACTGTTAAGGCAAAAGCAGCTAAGTAATTCTTAAACAAATTAATTTCAAAAAGGGCCGTGGATTCGATCCACGGCCCTTTTTGCTGTATAATCATAGGTATGTTGAATTTTGAAACAAAGCAAATTGAAATAACTACAGAACAAATCGCTGAATGGTATCCACTTATTGCATTGCCATGCTATGACAGACAAGTTACTGAACCATTTTTTATGTCTATGGTAAAGGCATGTATGGGCTTCAAAGAATTTGGGCTTAAGTTTGGTGTAAGCACTATATCCGATTCTCTAATCTCTAGAGCAAGAAATCAGCTTGTTGCCAAGTTTATGGCAAATGAAGTTTTTACTCATATTCTTTTTATTGATGTGGATCTAGCGTTTAACTATGAAGATATCATCAAGATGCTCTGGCATGATAAGGATATAATGACAGGTGCTTATCCAATTAAAGATATTAACTGGAATAAAGTTTCAAATGATGTAAAGCAAGGAATTTCTAGTGAGGAACTCTCAAAGAGGAGCACTAGATTCGTTGTAAACGTCGTTCAAGATGCGAAAAACAATGTGAAGATGGACAACGGTGCTCTGGCGATTCACGATGCCGGAACTGGGTTTATGATGATTAAACGGAATGTCTTTGAAAGAATGTTTGCAGAGTATCCAGA